TATCTGCTAAACTAAAGTCTAAGATGGCTTCGCTTGAAAAAGAAGTACACGAAACCTTTCAGCCTAAGTGGGTGGACGATAAATTAGTTACTCCTAAGTTTAACAAAAACGGTGCTTTATCAAAGTCCCCCAAACTAACTGATGAAGAACTTAGTCTATGTGAAAAAAATAACTTTAAACCTTTTATGCGGCAGAAGTGGGTAGAGTTTAACTTAGCTAGCCGCAAACAAATTGGCGAGTACCTTATTAATTTTGGATGGAAGCCTAAAAAGTTTACTCCTACAGGGCAACCTATTGTAGACGAAGCTACACTAACAATAGTTAAGAACATACCTGAGGCTTCTCTTATTGCAGAGTTTATGATGCTGCAGAAACGAGTAGCACAGGTTGGCTCTTGGTTAGAGCTGGCTCAAGACGGTAGGGTTCATGGTTTTGTTATACCTAACGGAGCTATTACCGGAAGGATGTCACACCGAAGTCCTAACGTAGCTCAGACACCTAGCTCTGGAAAGCCTTACGGCAAAGAATGCAGGGAGTGTTGGACAGTACCCCTAGGATATAAGTTAGTAGGTATAGACGCTTCTGGTCTTGAGCTTAGAGTTTTAGCACACTATATGCAAAACGAGGATTATGTAAATGAGATCATCAACGGAGATATTCACTCTACAAATCAAGCACTTGCAGGACTTGAACTACGAAGTCAGGCGAAGACTTTCATCTATGCCCTCATATACGGAGCCGGAGATGCTAAAATTGGAAGAGTGGTTGGAGGAAACTCAAAAGCCGGTGCAGCACTTAGGGAGCGTTTTATCCGCAATCTCCCATCACTTGGAAATCTTACAGAAAGCGTTAAACAAAGAGCGCACAAAAACAAATACTTAAAAGCTTTAGATGGTAGGACTATACATATACGAGAAGTTTATTCTTCTTTAAATTCTTTATTGCAGGGAGGTGGGGCAATAGTTATGAAGACTGCTCTAGTGCTCTTAGACAATAAGATTAAACAGCATAAGCTAGACGCTAAGTTTGTAGCTAACATACACGACGAGTGGCAACTGGAAGTACATGCGTTGCACGCAGACCACGTAGGAAGACTAGGCGTAGAGGCTTTAGCTGAAACAGCCACAGCATTAAATATGTTTTGTCCTTTAGACGGCGAATATAAAATAGGAGATAACTGGAGTGAAACCCATTAAAACTTTAGACACGTTAGTAGAAGACATCTACAAAGAAATATCTAAAATAAGCGAAGGCCAAACTTTAGAGGTTTCTGAAGAAGAGTTAGATGCTTTTGCGGAAGGAATGAAAAGCGCCATGCGACAGTGGCTTGTACCTAGGGAAGTTAAAAAGCCCTACTTGCGTATGTCTAATATCGGTAGGCCCGAAAGACAACTATGGTACGATATGAAAACAGACCCTAAGAAAAACATAGTAAGTCCTTCTACCCAAATCAAATTCTTATATGGTCATTTATTAGAAGAGGTTGTTTTGTTTTTGGTTAAGTTATCCGGGCATAAGATAACAGCCCAACAAAAAGAAGTTACTGTTAGTGGTATTAAAGGACACATGGATTGTAAGATAGACGGTGAAGTAGTGGATATTAAATCCGCCAGTAACTTTGCTTTTAGGAAGTTCTCACACGGTACGTTAGCCGATAAAGATTCCTTTGGTTACTTAGCGCAACTGTCAGCATACGAAGAGGCAGAGCAAACAACAGGCGGCGGTTTCTTAGCCATCAATAAAGAATCAGGCGAGCTTAGTTTTTTTAAACCACAGAGTTTAGATAAGCCTAATGTGCCTGCTAAGATTGAAACACTAAGACAACAACTAAAAGAACACACACCTCCTGCTCGCTGTTACTCTCCTATACCCGACGGGGCTTTTGGAAATTTAAAACTACCTAGTGAGTGTGGCTGGTGTGCGCATAAGCACGTGTGTCATAGCGACGCTAATAACGGGAAGGGGCTAAGGACTTTTAAATACTCGAAGGGCTTTACTTACTTAACAAAGGTTGTTCGTGTTCCGAGGGTAGACGAAGTTGCCGCGTAGGACACCGAGAAAGGCACGACCCAGAGAAAAGAACATACCTGCAGGGTATGATAGTAAATGGGAATACGAGTTACATCAAGGCGCTCTTAGCTCTTGGAGTCACCATACTGACAAGGTATCTTATGTAGTAGAACATACTTACGAGCCTGATTTTGTAAAAGATAAATTCCTTATAGAAGCAAAGGGAAGGTTCTGGGATCACGCGGAGTACAGTAAGTATATATGGATTAGAAAAGCTTTGCCTGACACAATAGAATTTATATTCTTATTTCAAAAACCGACAGCGCCTATGCCCGGAGCAAAGAAAAGAAAAGACGGTACTAAAAGAACACACGCTGAATGGGCAGAAGCAAACAACTTTACTTGGTATAGCGAAGATACTTTGCCAGCGGAACTTAAGGAGTAAGTGATGGGCTTTTGTAAAGTTAGCTATAATAAAGTATGGAGAGCTGCAAACAAAGAAAAAGTAGCTATATCGAACAAAAAATACTACAGTGCAAACGTAGAAAAATATAAAAAATACAAAGTTGCAAACAGAAGTAAAACAAAGGCAGCGGATAGATTAAGAAAGTATGGTATTACAGTAGCAGACCACGAGCTTATGTTGAAAGAACAAAAGAACAAGTGTAAAATATGTAGAGTTACTTTTGTTAATGAAAACGATAAAAACTATAAAAAATGTTTAGGCGAGTATGTCGACCATTGTCATACCACAAACAAAGTTCGGGGGCTACTGTGTCACAAATGTAACACAGGACTTGGACTGTTTAAAGACAATATAAAAAATTTACAGGACGCTATTAATTATTTACAGGAAACAGCATGAACTACAAATTTGATGAAGACAAAACAATAGAAAGCATATCTCTGTATATACAAAATACTTATAGCGCACACTATGCAAAAAATAAAAAGTATCAGGCAACAGATATGATATTTGATTCTGGTTATGGTGAGGGATTTTGTCTTGGTAATATTATGAAGTATGCTATGCGCTATAAGAAGAAAGAAGAAGGCTACTTGTTAGATATTAAAAAACTTATTCACTATGCTGTTATTCTTTACGGAGAAGAAATGAAGCGTATCTGTGCTACAGAAGCACAACAAATGGCACTAGAAGAAAACAATATGGAAAGGCATTAATAATGCTAAGATTTTTGTATATGATTCCGATTGTTGGATTAACTTTGGGGACGTACTTTTTTCTTACTTTGGATATTTCTGTAGTGGGAATGGTTTCTCTTTTAGCTATAGTCTACAGTTCTTTTTGTTTGCTTTATGTACTTTCACAAATTTTTTATTACGGACTACGCGGGATGCTAGAAATTAATGTGGAGCTTCACGCTACTTTAATACCTCTTCTTTTTATTTTTGTATGCTCCCTATCTCTTTTATACACGACATCCCAGATTATAATACAGGATTTAAAATGATTGAAAAAAACATACATGGTGTAGGGCTTCCTACCAATTATCAGCAGTTCATACACCTTAGTCGATACGCTAGATGGAACGAAGATAAACAACGCAGAGAAACTTGGGACGAAACAGTTGCTCGTTACTTTGATTTCTTTGAAAGCCATTTAAAAGAAAAGCATAACTTAGAACCTTCTGTATGGTCTGCAATACGGACTACTCTTGAGAGCGGTGTTCTTACTTTAGACGTTATGCCAAGCATGAGGGCTTTGATGTCAGCAGGGAAAGCCCTTGAGCAAGACAACGTAGCAGGTTTTAACTGTAGCTACTTAGCTGTCGATACGCCTAGAGCTTTTGACGAAACCCTGTACATACTAATGTGCGGCACAGGTGTTGGTTTCAGTGTAGAGCGCCAGTATATAAACCAACTTCCTGACTTACCGGAAGAACTGTTTGCTTCTGATACAGTTATTAAGGTAGCTGATTCTAAAATTGGTTGGGCTAAAGCCTACAAAGAAATGCTATCGTTACTATACGCAGGTCAGATTCCTACTTGGGATGTTACTAACGTAAGACCATACGGAGCTAGGCTTAAAACTTTTGGTGGACGAGCTAGCGGTCCCGCTCCTTTAGAGGAACTATTTGACTTTACTATTAACATTTTTCAAAACGCAATAACAAACAAACAAAACAAACTAGAATCTCTTAACTGCCATGATTTAATGTGTAAGATCGCGGAAGTGGTTGTAGTGGGGGGAGTACGAAGAAGTGCTTTGCTTTCTCTCAGCAACCTCTCTGACTCTCGTATGCGAAATGCTAAGTCGGGAGCTTGGTGGCAGGAAAACCAGCAGCGCGCTTTATCCAATAACTCTGTAGCCTATACCGATACAATAGACACTGCTTCCTTTATGCGAGAATGGTTATCTCTTTATGAAAGTAA